CTAATAGGGTAAATGTAAATTTTAATAAAACATTTGTAAATTTTGGTTGGATTTACTCTCGATCTTTAATTTCGCAAAAATATAAAGAGTACGGGTGGAAGGCCTACGTTAAAGGATGATTAATATGTGGAACTTCAAAGGGCATCCTGTAACAGAGGTATCCGATATGCCAAATGGTACTATTGGGTTTGTATACGTTATAACTAACAGAGAGACGGGTAAATACTATATCGGTAAAAAAAGTCTTTATAGTACTTTAACAAAACCTCCGCTGAAAGGAATGAAAAGAAAAAGGAAGGTAACAGCAGAGAGTAAGTGGAGTAGCTACATGAGTAGTAATAAGGAAGTACAACAGTGGATAAATGTAGATAAGAAGATACTATACTACGCCCAGAGAAAAAAAGAACTAACATATAGAGAGGTAGAGGTTCAATTTAAACTAAATGTGTTAGAGGATGAAAATTGTTTAAATGAAAACATATCAGGAAAATACTTCTTAAGGGACATTAAATGGGAAATACCTGAATAATAATTTAAACCTATTTATTTGAAGATAACAATATAATTATTCTATAATACTAGAGTATGGAAAAACATAACACAGTGGAGGTAGAAAAGAGAGCTAAAGAGTGCTATGACCTTCGATATAATCAAGAGATTCCTATCACCCAATTAAAATGGGTAACCTACTGTAGGGAGAAGTATAACGATAGGTCTGAACAAACGTATTGTACTTATTGGTCTAAGGCTAAAGATATACATGATAGTGCCTGGAGAGAAAGATTAAATTCATTATTAGGTCCTGCAACAGAAAAACTAGCAGAACATTTATTAGGACCAGACGGTAGATTATCAGATGCAGCTATTGCCAAAGTATTCCAATATACAGGTAACAATATAGAAAAGATAGATGCCTCAGTATCAGCAGAGATTGTAATTAAGTTCGGAGAAGAGTAATCATCTAAAGAGATCTAAAGAGGCCTTTAGTGGTAGGTATAACCTAGGTCTAAAGATATCTAAAGGCGCCTAAAGGCTTTTAAAAATATACAATGCAAATTACATTATTTACCCCCTACCCCAAACAAAAAGAATTTATAAAAGGATATGCAGACACCGATCAATTATTTGGTGTGGTGGTAAGCCCTAGGGGTTCCGGAAAAACCTTATTGGGTATTAACCTATTTTTATATTGGTTACTAGGTACTAAGAAACAAAAGGGTGGTTGGATAGCACCTACATTCTCTCAAGCTAAGTCCGTATTCGACATTATAGTAGCTTCTTCCAAGGAGCTTATATTGGCAAGTAATAGAATGGAAACCACCATAACCTTTATTAATGGTTCAACCATAAAGTTCTTATCTTCGGATGCCGGAGATAGTATTAGAGGATTTAGATTCACCCACCTTGTAGTAGATGAAATGGCCTTTGTTAAAGAATCAGTACTCAATCAGGCTATACTACCAACCCTAAACCCATCAGGACGTAAATGCCTTATGATCTCTACACCCAGAGGTAAGAATCATTTATATACTTGGTTTAATAAAGAGGATGTTTACTCAATGAAGTTTACATTGCCGGAATGTCCATATGTTAAAACAGAACTTATAGAGGAGGCTAGAGCTTCTTTACCTGTAGATATCTTTAGACAGGAATATCTTGCTGAATTCGTAGATAGTTCAAATGATGTATTTACCAATATAGACCAAGTGTCTGTAGTCTCCCAATATGATACCTCTAGAAAGGTAGATGCCTTCATAGGAGTAGATACCGGAATTACCGATGACTTTAGTGTGTTGACTATAATGAGTCCAATAGGAAGAGTACTATGGGTAGAGACGTTAAATAACCTTCCGTTACAGGAGATAGCACAAAGGTTTACAACCAGCATGTCTAAGTTTAACATAATAGGGGGTAACATAGAGACTAACGGTATAGGAAAAGGAATGTATGATCTTATAATACCTAAGTTCAGAAGAGTAAAAGCATTTACAACCACACAAGAAAGTAAATCACTAATGGTTAGAAAGCTATTGGCGGATATAGAAAGTAGTACTATAGAGATACCCACCCTAGCCTTATGTCCGGCATTACATAGGGAGTTAGGAACGTTTACTTACAAGATGTCTAATAACGGACGTCTATCATTTGGTCACATGCCTGGAGGAAAAGACGACCATATACTTAGTCTACTAATGGCTAACTTCGCCCGTAACCAATTTATGGAGAGAAGTCCTATAAGAATTAAATCCATAAGAGCTAACTTTGGGTAATAATCACTTAAACCTATTTATTAAAACAATGAAAGAAATTAAATTAACAATTCCGGAATACTTAAGTATAGGGAACCATCAAAGACTAACTAGAGCAGTAGAGAAGGAACCTTTAAGCCAAATGGTAGAAGCTGTGGTGAGCCTAACCCATTACACGGAAAAACAAGTTAAGTCCTGGCCTATAAAAACCATACATCAAGCCGCAATAGCTTTATCTGAGGTAATAAAGGCAGATAATGAGTTTTTTCCCTTAGTACAATTCCAAGGAGAATTATATGGGTATGCTTCATTGAGTAAGGCATCAGGAGGAGAGTTTATAGATCTTCAGAAACTATTAAATAACCCTACAGAGAATCTACACCAAATAGCAGCAATGTTATATAGACCTGTAGTAAGACATAAATTTAAAGACCTACAATTTATAAGTAGGTACGCCAGTAAATTAGTTAATAATAAAGTTGATAATCCATTTAATTGGTACACTATCGAGAAATACGATAGCGAGGTAAGGGAGGAAAGGAGTGAAATTATGAAGGAGTTCCCCGTACAGCTAATCCTTGGAGCTATGGGTTTTACTTTAGTGACAGGAGGTCTGTCCTTAAACGATACTCTCTATTCGGAGAACCTACTGACGAAGGAGAAGATGGAGATGGATTCGAAGAAGATGCTGGAAGTTCTTTCTCAAAGCATTGGGGGTGGTTCGGCACTTTATACAGCCTTAGCAAGTCCTCAATACTTAACCTCACAGGAGACCTTGCAGTAACCGATGTTAATATAATAACGATATTTAACTTCCTTGAAATACAAAAAGATGAAAGAGAGGAAGAGAGTAAAGCTCAAAAAAGATTACAACACCAATATAAAAGATAAAGATATGATTTTAATAGTAACAGTAATAGTAACCTTCCTAATATTATTAGCAGCTTACCTATATATGCTATACAGCGGTAGGGTAGAGGATGAGAATAAAAACTATATTCCAGATTCAGTAGAGCATAGAGTTAAACGTCTTAAAGAAGAAATCAAAGATGTTAAAGATGCCATTGAAGAGGTGGGTAACCAATTGGGGGATATACCCTCGGCTTTAAAAGGAGAAACTAGACCAGGACGTAAACCAAACAACAAGTAAGATGGCAAAGAAAAATACAACGTACACAATTCCGGACAATAACCCACTACCTATAGAGAACGTCTCTAACAAAGAGTTAGACCAATCGTACACCAATCTATTAGATATACAAGATCCTTCGGGAGAGACAGGGATACATAGCTTAGCTACGGTGATAGAGGATGATTTAAGACCTAAAGTAAGGGCATTAAGGGATAAAGGGTTTGATATCAATACAATCGCTGCAACTTTAATGATCCATAAGTCAAGAGTACAAGAACTTCTAAACTAAATTATATGTCAACAAGTTTAAGTTTAAATTATACCTATAACCAAATCATTGGATTCTTTGAACAAGCTGCTGATGAACATCTGGCTATAAATTCATTTGGTACAGGACCATTAAATTACCTAGATTCTAAATCTCAGAATATAATTTATCCTTACCTGTTTGTAAGGCCTATGTCCTCTCCTGGTCTGGTAGATAATACTCGTACCCTTAATTTTGAAATATATTCTTTAGACATACCTAAACTTAGTGACTCCTCTCCTGTGGATGTAATGTCCAATACAGAGATATATTTGTATGATATAGGAGCTTGGTTTAACTTCGGAACCAACCAACAAAATATAGAATACGTAATGGGGAACATCACCCCGGTAAATGAAGCATTTAATGATAGAGCATTTGGTTGGGCAGCATCAGTTGATATTATTGTTCCTTTTGTTTATAACTATTGTAACTATCCAAAGTTATAAATGAAGACTGACAACCTAGATAGAGCATATAAGGAGATAGCCACTCTATTAGATGTAGAGGTAAAGAGTAATATTAAGACAGGACCAACTTCTGCTTATCTTACAGGTAATCTGTACAACAGTGAAAAATCCAGTGTTAAATCATTTAAGGATGGTGAGGAGATAGTAATAGGAATGAATTATTATTGGCAATACGTCAATAACGGTACCAGTAGAATTCAACCACCTAGACGATTTATAGAACAGTCTCTTAAAGATACTGATACTAAAATAGAAGACATATTAGGAGAAGCCTCAGTAGAGGATATATTAGACGCAATAGACGAATTTTTAGACTAATGGCAGTAACAATACTACAACAACCTACCACACCTAACGTTACGGGAACAAACCTTGTGTATACGTTATCTTCCTCCCTAGCTTACAATCCTCAATTTAGATATGTAACAGATATATACGAGTCAGGTAGTACTGAATTGCTAACAAGAATAAAAACTTACCCTAACCTTACCGGAAACACTATACTAGATGTAGGTAGAGAGTTAGGAGATTATTTACAGTATGATCAATATTGGAAAATAACTGGGGCACTCTCTCCCGAGGAAAGCGTAATTAACTTTAACCTTAAATTTGGTGAAGAATACGGTTCAAGTATATCTTCTTCAAGGACAGTCTATACCGGTAGCACAGACAATTATTTACAGGTATTTCCAGGTATAGTAAACATTAATGAAGGTATTGGTTATAACTTTACTTCTAGTTCAGAATATACCCTATTAACTAACAGACCAAATAACATCCCTGCAGCAGTAGGAGACTATATTACTATATCGGTATTAAATTCAGCTATTACTTCAGAAGATGTTAACATTACCTACACCAATGATTCGGGTAATAATGCATCTTATACTATAGGATCACAGGAGTTTAAAACCATAGGAATAGGTCAGCCAAGTGTAACACAGGTAGGTGACATAAACATATCTTATGGAGGGGTGGATAACAATAGAGTTATACCCATAGTAGAACCGTGTGGTGATCACACTAATTTTGCTTTTATAAATTCATTCGGTTTCTGGGATTACTGTAGCATATCTAATCCCGTTAGAAAGAATACTTCTGTTAAAAGAGATACCTTTACTAGACCCTTTGTTTCTTATGACTCTAACATAGGTACTTACAATCAATCGGACCGTGGAGAGACACAGTTCTACGTAGAGCTTACCGATAGATACCTTATTAGTACAGACTACATAGATAAAGAATATGCCAATTGGATACAAGAACTATTAGAATCACCTTCTGTTTTTATTCAGAATGGGGATAACTTTCTACCTATAGTTATTTTAAACAGTTCGTATTCGGTAAATAACAGTACAAGTAGAAATAAATTATTTCAATACGAATTAGAATACAAATTATCTAACAACGTTAGAGTAAGA